CTGCAGAGTCCCATTCAAATACAGCACTATCGTGAATTAAACAAATTGCTTTGTCACCAAAATTATCTAATGACCACATACCAGGTTCAAGAACTAAGTCACCTGATGCTGCTTCACCCCATGCTACAAAGTTTGTTGTACTAGTAACTGTTGCTCCACCACTATGAGCTGCAGCGGTTGTTCCTCTAACTTCTCTTGTTACACCTGTAAGTTCATTACCAGATATACCTGTGTATGAAATTTCTTCGTTATCTATTTTAATAAAGTTTGTACCTGCGTCTGGAAACTGTGATACATCTCCTAATATAATACCTGTTGTTACAGCATCATTAATACCATTTGTTAAAGTTGTTGCAGGCTCACCCGCAACTTCACCACCCCATGATCCAAGTGACCAACCAAAACCTTGTGCTTGTACAGCTGGTCCTACAGGATAATAATGTTGTACTCTAATACCACCCGATGTTGTTGCACCAGATCCTGATTCATTAGATGGCATTGTAATTGTAATAGTTGTGCTTGATGGTACAGTTGTTACCATAAATTTTTTATCATCAAAATCAGACGCACTATAATTAGAGTTAGTTATCGCAGTAAAATTATCTAATAAAATTATATCTTGTTCACCTATATTATGTGGACTAGAAAAAGTTATAGTGACAATGTTTGATCCGTTAGTTGTGCTAAATGCATTAGAAAGAGTTGTTGTAGCTTTGATAGGATGTATGTCATAAAATACACCACC